GCCTCGAGCTGTTTGATGGCGGCCCGGATGGATCCGAGGTCGGTGTTGTAGCGGGCCAGATTGCGCGAGCCGATGCCGTAGCTCTGGACACCTCCGTCCAGCATCTCGGCCTCTCGCTTCAGGTAGAGCTCCAGCCGGTTCCTCTTGATGGAGAGCTGGTACTCGATTTGTTTGCGTGTTTTTCTCATTTTGGTGTGTCCTCCTTACCAGTCGTCGAAGGCGTCGGTGCGGCTGTGCCGTGTCCGCTGCCGGCGTTGTTGCTGAGCCTTCGGTTGTTCTTCCAGCCCTTGCAGTCTGCGCTCGATGGCGTCCATATCGGGGTTGATGATCTTGAGGCCGGCGTTGGCGTAGTCGCGGCAGTCGAGGGCCTCGTTGCGGTTGTGTCCGGGCAGCTTCTCCCACGCCCAGCGGTCGCCGCGGCGTGTGCGTGTGAGCACCAGCTTCTCGGAGAGCAGGCCGTTGAAGAAGTTGAGATCATAACCGGCGTCGGGGTGCCGGTTGAAATGGCAGTATTTTGGCCCGGGCTCCTGCACCTTCAGATTAGCCATGATCGTCGCCTTGCCGGCGTCGACGCCGATGGTGTAGAGCCAGCAGGTGATCCGCTTGTTGTCGCGGATCGGCACCTTGCTCGGGGGTGAGACGAAGGGGATGCCGTCGCCGCCCTTGCCCTTGATGGCAAAGACGCGCTTGCCGACGCGGGCCCGGCACGCCTCATAGACCTCTTGGGTGAAGTGGCCGCCGGAGTCGACGCAGGTGATGGAGATCTTCAGGCCGCGGCCGTTTTTGAACTTGTAGACGTGGTCGACCACGTCGTCGAGTCGCTGCCAGACCTCCGGGGTGTCTGGCCGGCCCATGATGTAGCCCTTGACGATGCCCCACGTCTCGCCATACTTCCCGTGACCGACTACTTCGTATTCGAGGCGGTTGTCCTGAGTGTCGACGCCGCAGGTCAGCACGAGCACGCCGTCAGGCAGCTCCACAGGGGTGCCGTCCGAGCGGGTGCCGTAGTCCTCGCGGCGGGAGAGCATGGTGTCCTCATCCTCGAGGTCGCCGCGATCTTCCCACAGTTGGCCGAGCAGGGTGTTGTAGACGACCTTGAGGCGCTGTGGGTCATCCTTGGCGTCGAGGAACTTGAGGACGATCTTCTCCCACGGAGTCCACGGGCTCGAGAAGGCATTGAGCCAAAAAGAACGGACGCCCTTTTTGTAGGCGTCCGGGTTGTCTGCGATCCACTTGGCCGGCTGCTTTCGCATGACGTCCTCGGGGATCAGGCAGCCGCAGGCCGGGCAGCTCCACGAGACGCCGCTCTTGAGGCTCCACGACTTTTTCCCGCGGATCCTCTTGGCCTCCGGGTCGAAGTGGATATTGTCGAACACGATCTCGCTGTACTCCCCACACTCGGGGCAGCGGTGGCACCAGCGTTCCTGCGTGCCTTGGTAGAAACTCGTTTCGATGTTGCTGTTGCCCTTGATGGTCGGGGTGGAGACCTCGACCGCCTTGGCGTTGTAGAATGTGGCCTGACGTGCTTCGGCCAGCGCCCACGGGTCGCCCTCGGTGCCGGCGCTGGTCGCCCAGCGGTCGCGCTCGTCGCCGATGATATAGCGGGCAGGCGTGGAGGCCAGAGCCGAGGCGCTGTTGGAGCCGGTCAGGGTGAGCATCCCGCCCGGGAACGACTTCTGGAGGATTGTGTTGCCGCTGTCCTTGGCCTTGACGTCGTGCACCTTCGCCTTCAGGGGTTTGCTGTCGCGGATCATAGGGGCCACGCGGAGGCGGCTGAACTTCCGGGCGTCGTCGATGGTCGGGTGGACGTAGAGGATGCTGCCGGGGTCTTGGTCGATGATGTAGCCGATGATGTTGAGCTCGAGCTCAGACTTGCCGACCTGAGAGGCGGCCACCATGACTATTTTGTGCACCTTCGGATCCGTAAAGGCCCGCATGGGCTCCTCGAGGTACGGGGTGCGCTTGGTACGCCACGGGCCGGCCTCGGCTGAGCTTTCCGGGGAGAGGCGTCGGTGCTTGTCGGCCCACTCGTCCACGGTCAGGCTCTCAGGCGGGGCGAAGCGTTTGACCGCTCCGGCGATGGCGGTATTGAGCTTCGCGGCGGCTTTTTTAGTCGTCCGCGTCATCGGCGAGCTGCTCGCTCCAGCCTTCCCGATCCCTTACTCGCCGGGCGTACACCTCGGGATCGTATTTATAACCGGCCAGCTCCGTCAGGATCTTGTAGACCTCTGTGCGGATGATCTCAGACGCCTCGGCGGGTGTTGCTGCGCCGGTGACGTCGACGGCCAGACGGCCCGGCAGGGCCACGAGCATCGACCTGATATTGTAGACGAGGTCGGTCATCACAGCCTCGACGTCCTCGCTGCGGTGCATGGTGCCCTCGAGCTCACTGAGCTGGAGGGCGGCGATGTCTGCCTTGCTGCGCTTGAGGTCAGCCTCAGCCTCCAGACGTCGGCCCTCGATCTCGCTGTCCTTCTTCGACGGCTCCCGGCCGTTGGCCTTGGCCGTCAGGTATCGGATGTACCTCTGGATCGTCGGCAGCAGGTCGTAGCGGTTGGCGTTGCCTTCCTTGACCGCGGCGATGACGCCCTCCTTGGTGAGCTGCTGCACTCGGCGGGGCGTCATGTCGAACAGGGCCGCGATGGTCTTGCTGTCGACGAGCTTGTTGTTGGTTGGGTTCGGCATGGCGTTCCCTCCTTTCTGCCGCTCGGGCGAAACGAAACGGCCCGAAAAAAATTTTCCCCGGCTGCGCGTTTTTTGGGCTCGCCAGCACCGCAGGCCAGAGAGGCGCGTCACAGTACCTTCGGCGCGTCGGTGCGCGCGTGGAGGCGTCTGCGAGGCGCTGTGCTGCGCTCTGTGCGCGTCTGGTGTTGTTTGGTGGGCTCGGTGCCGGGCGTCTTGGTGGGACGCCCTGTGCGCCGCTGTGGGCTATTTCCCGAGGGCTCTGTCGAGGTTGTGCTGGAGTCGCTTGGCTGTCTCGTCTTGGAGTCGCTTCAGGATCTTCTCATTGGTGCGCTCGCTGGTTATCATGGACGGCACCGAGATGGTGGTAAACTTCTTGATGTCTGTGCGTGTCCGGCTCATTCTCTGGAATGGAATGGCGCTGACGCCGCCGGCCTTGGTGTTGCCCGTCCCCATGAGGATATTGTGCGATCGCTCGGAGTACGGGCCGCCCGGGGTGCGGGTGTTCAGATAGCGGCCGATGACCTTCTTCTGCCCCTTGACCACCTGCATCCGCAGCGTGTAGCTCTTTCCCGGCGGGGCGGTCTTTGGTGTCATGCCGAAGTGCACTGGGGTGAGCAGTCGGCCGGAATAGGTGATGGTCAGCTCCTCGATGGTCTCGCCTGAGACGCTGACGCTGCCCGCCATCTTCTTCGGCTTGCTGCTGTTCTTGCCGGACGGGGTGATCTCTCCCTTCTTGATGTTGTAGACCGACGTGACTTCCTGAGCGATCCAGCTCGGCGCTCTTGCCTTAACGTCGCGGACGGTGGCCTTCACAGCTTTGCGGCCCTGCTCGTCGATCTGTGCGACGGTGTCCATGAGCTTTTGGAAGTTTTCGACCTGCATAGTGATGGTTGTCTTTGCCGTTGTTGTCACCTCCTGAATATGCAAAAAGAGACCGGCGGGCGTTGGTTCGCCCGTCGGCCTCTTGCCGTCGGTTGTTATTCGGTTTTCCTCTGGTCAGCCGCTCGGAATTGTCACGGCGTTGCCCGTGTGTCCGGCGGTCTTTTGCAGGATATAGAATAGCACGGGTCGCTACTGCTTTTCAATTCCTTTTACTTCCCTTTTGTTCCTTTTACTGCGTTTTACTGCCGCGGCTCAGGCAGGGGCTCCAGCTCGTCCAGCACGGCGGCGAGGTTGAGCAGGGCGCGGCCGTGGATCTTGTATGTCCTGTTCTGGTAGGCGTCCACTCTGTCGACGTAGTCCCGCCGATCACCGAACAGGACGCCGCAGGTGCTCTCCCAGTCAGCCCGGTCGAAGTAGCGCAGCCGGATGACGGCGCGCTCGTCGGGGTCGGAGAGCTGGAGGATCAGGCCCTCGATGGCGTTGCGCTCCTGCTTCTCCTCAGCCTTGAGCCGGTCGATCTGTTCCTCGAGCTCCATTTTCCGCTCCACCATCATGCCGGTGCGGTCGGATGGTGTGCCGGATCCGCGTGGCATACCTGTCAGATCAGGGCCGGGCGGTGAGGCCATCGTCATCTCCATGCGGTCGAGGCGTTCGAGCTGGTTGTCAATGTCTCTCAGCATGGCGGTGTAGGCCGCGAGCCTGTCCTTGATCCGTTGTGTGATCGGCTTCTCGCTCATTATGTCAGGGCGTCACTCCTGCTCACCTCCTTCCTCGTCAGGCTCGAAGATCGCGGCGATCTCCTCGCGCGGTAGCTCTCGGCCTTGACGGACGCAGCGCACGGTTGTCTTTCCTGTTATTCTGATGTACCTCTTGACGATCACGTCCGTGAAGGCGGGCGTCAGCTCCATGATGTAGGAGGGCTGCCCGTATGCCTCGCAGGCGGCCAGCGTCGTGCCGGAGCCGCCGAAGGGATCATAGACGCCCGTGGCGAAGTCCGTGTTGTCGACCAGCTTCTCCAGCAGCTCGACGGGCTTCTGCGTGGGGTGCAGCTCGTTCCCGGAGCGGGAGATACTCAGGACGTTGCCGTAGCCCTTGTGGCCGTCGAAGTGGGTGGCAGCCTTGGCGCCGAACAGAATGAGCTCATGCTGCGAGCGCCAGCCGACGCCCATGCCCGGCGTGCCCTTGTCCCATACGATCTCAGACTTGACGCCGAAGCCGGCAGCCTCGACGAGGTCGAACAGATATACCCACATACGCCAGTCTGTGAAGATGTAGGCGTAGAGGCAGGGGATGTCGGTGAGTGCGCCGCGGATCAGGTTTTGGTAGCCGCGCGTGCTGAGGATGTCGTTGGCGATCTTCGGGGCCTTGCCGTTCTTTCTCTCGGTGCCGATGCTGCCGGTCGACTTCTGCGACTCCTTGCTGCCGCCCGAGCAGTAGGGCGGGTCGGTCAGCAGGATCTCGGGCTTGTTGCCGTCGAGCAGCAGGGCGCGATCCTCCGGCCGGGTGCAGTCTCCGCAGAGGACGCGGTGCCGGCCGAGGATCCAGAGGTCGCCGTACTGTGTGACCGGCGCGGCCGGGGCCGGGATCTCTGCATCAGGGTCGCTGCTCGGCTCCTTGGTGTGCAGCGCCTCAGAGAGCGCCGTCACGATGTTGCCGTAGTCGTCCTCGGTGTAGCCGCTGAGCATGAACGGGATCTCGCCGGTGTCGATGTCGGCGAAAACCTCGGCGAGCATCTTGTTGTCAGTGGTGGCGAGCTCCGCGATGCGGTTGTCAGCCGTCAGATCGGCCAGCTCCTCGGCCTCGCTGGCGTAGTCCTGATAGTCGACCGGGGCGTCGGTCAGGTCGTCGAGCTGTGCGGCCATGAGACGGCCGTGGCCCTTGGTGACGAGCCCGCTGCGCTTGCTGACGGTGATCGGGGCGCGCCAGCCCGTCGCTCTGATGATAGAGGCGAGGAGCTTGATCTGCTCCGGCGGGTGCTGGTTGGGGTTTTTGGGATTAGGCCGCAGATCCTTCAGCGGGACGATGGCGTCGTGCGCACAGAACACGGGGACGCTGCCGGCGTATGCCTTCGGCGTGGCCGTGGTGCTGTACTCCTCGATCTCGGGGCCGGTCTGCGGCTGTGGTTTATTCATGGCCGTCACCTCCTGCTGAGAATTGATTTTCAATCCACTTGTGAAGGCTGGAGTCCCGCCAGTTGTTTTGGCCGTCAAGACGGTTTTTCAGCCGTTCCAGCTTCGCCTCCTCGATCTCCTCGGTAGATCGGCGGAAGATGATGCGGAGCTGGTCGAGCATGATCTGGACGTCGGCCATCTCCTCGACCGCGTTCTCGAGTGCAGCCTTCGCCTCTGCGGCGCAGCTCACGCGCTTCACCTTGCAGAGGGCTTTGGTCAGCTCGGCCATTTCCTCGACAGCCATGTCCATTTGTGCCGGCGCGCCGTAGGTCGTGATCGCACGATCCAGCAGGGCCCGGCGTTCCTCCGTGGTCATCACGGGCGGCCTCCCTTCGTCAGCTCTCTGACCAGTATGACCACGAGCACGATCACGATGATGGCGAGGGTGATGGCGGTCGGGATCCAGATCGGGGCCAGTACCCACAGCCAGCTCCAGTTGATGACGCCGGTGAGCTTCAGGACGATGAAGGCGACGGCGAGAAGGCCGCAGAAGCCAATCCCGCCGGCCGTTGTGTTGTTTCTTTCGTTGTACATGTATTACCTCCAGTATTATTTGCCGAGCCCCTTCAGCGCGCAGGCTGTGCAGGCGGTTCGGACGTCGGGCTCCAGTGCGAGGATCCGGCGGGCCGTGTCTGTCTGCCAGCACTCAGCGCCACAGACAGGGCAGGTGGTGAGCTGCCAGTCGTCCGTCGGAGGCTCCGGGACGTTATCACGCAGCGGCATGGTGAGGATCCCGCCGTCTCCGGGCCGGTGGGGCGAGAGGACAGGCTCGGGCCCGTCGGGGATCATGGCGTCGAGGAGCTCGTTGTACTTCGTGAATATGGCCTCCGACGCTGCGCTCCAGCTCTCGCCGTGCTCCGTGTCCTCCGGGGTGGCGACGTGTGCCAGCTCGTGTGCCAGCAGCTCAGGGGCGGCGCTGATGGGCGCCTCGGCCGAGATGCAGACGATCGGCGTGCTGCCGTCGTCGGGAAAGATGGTCAGGCCGTAGGCGGTGCCGTTGGTCTCGTCCCGCAGGTCGGGGACGTACTGCGCGACGTACTCGACGCCGGGGTAGAGCTCAGAGAAGGCCCGGGCCACGATGGCCGTCGGGTCGTTGATGAAGGGCGAGGCCATCGGGCCGATCTTCTCGTACTGCTTCAGGGCCGTGTAGGTCTCGCGCAGCATGGCCCGCACTTCGTCCTTCTTGATGCCGTTGATGGTGGGCCCGTTCAGGATCAGGTCGAGCATCCTGTCGCTCCAGTCCTGCATCAGGTGGGTCTCCGGCATACCGCAGCCGAAGGGCACGACGTCGACCTTCTCACGGGTGAGGGTTTCGTATTCTTTCACGGTGCTGCTCCTTTCAGAAAAGCCGAGCGGGCCGGAGCCCGCCCGGCGCTCCATTTACTGCATGACGACGACCTTGCCGGCGTCGATCAGATCGCCCATGTTCTTCAGGAAGTAGTCGGCGATGTTCTTCTTCGCCTCGAGTTTCCAGATGCCGCCGTCAGCCTCGAAGAAGCCGATCCCCTCGTCGGGATCCACGCGCAGCAGGAACTCGCTCTCGGGCTGCTCCACCTAGAGGAAGGTGCGGAACGGCCGCAGCATGACGCGAGGCTTGATCTCGACGACCGCGTTGAGGGCGACGCCCTGACGTGCCTCGACGGTCTGCGTGACGCCGTTGTCGTTGGTGCTGACGCTGTTCTCGTTGGTCATGCGACTCAGCAGGTCGAGCAGGTAGGCCGTGCCCTCGTTAGGGATGCAGAGGCTCCGCAGCTCGATCAGGGCTACCTCGCGTCCTCTGAAGCCGGTGCGCAGGCCCGGGGCGTCAGCCTTGGCGCGGTAGAGCTTGTTGCGGGAGAAGTCGCTCAGGTAGGTGGTCATCACCTCGACGGTGTTGTTGCTCACGACCTGCACCATGATGGTCGTGCCGACCTTCTCGAGCTCGGTGCGGATCAGCTTGCAGATGCTATCGAGTCCGCTGACGTCGATGGAGTAAGGGCGGTCGACGTGAGGCGGGATGCGGGTGAGTGCTGCGTCAGTGTAGGTCTGGCCGTCGATCTCGAAGATCTTGGTTTCCTTCAGTTTGACAATTTTGTCGATCATTTTTGCGAGCATTGTGTTGTCCTCCTTGTTCTGTGTTGTTTGTGATTATCCGTGCTGGACGAGCTTCAGGAGTTTCGGGGCCTCCTGCTGCGTGCCGTCCATGTTCATCTGACCGGGCACCTGCGGCACCATCTCGGCGACGACGAGCTCGCCGTTGCCGTCAGAGGTGACATAGAGGGCCGTGGCGACGGGGTTGGTGGCTGCGAGCGTAGACTTGGCCGTCACGGAGACGCCGATGGTGCGGCGCTCGTCGTCCGGGGTCAGCTCGATGGTGAGGGTGATCTTGCGCTTGGCCGTGGCCTTCGTGTTGGGGTCGAGGATTTTCTGGATCACCTTGTCCATCTCATAGTCGACGCGCTCCTCGAAGGCGCCGCGGGCCATCGACATGATGCTGTCGCGCTGGTTTTGTTCGTTCATGGGGTTTCTCCTTTCTTTCCGCTGCCGGCCGTGCCATACTTCTCGAGCGTGTCCTTCATCGCTCCGGCGATGCACTCGGCCATGATGGTCGCGGTCTTGGTTTCGCTGTTCTTGGCAGCCTGTTCAATGGCTGCGCGGATCTCGTCGGGCTCATAGCCCGTGTTCTCATAGGCGGCGAGCTTCTGGACGAGCACCTCCTTGGTGGCTGCGCTCCAGTAGCCCGTCTTGATGCCGTTGACTCTCTCGTGGGTCAGACGTTCCATGCTGGCCCTCCTCTCAGGTGGCCGATCCGAGCGTCATCTGCTCGGCCTCGGTCGGGTTGTCTGCGTAGGCTGCGGCCGTCTGGCCCGTGGGGCCTGAAGGCTCCGCTCTGGCCCACACGGCCTCGGTGGCGTCCGAGCGGGTGGCCTTACGGCGG